CGCATCGGCAGGCTTTGGCGCCTGGATCGTGCTCAACCTGGTGCCGGATGTGCTTTCCCAGGGCTGGGGTATTTTCGCGTCCGGCATGATTGGGTACTCCGGCGGCTCTCTTGTTGATGTGGCGCTGGCGGCGTTCACGAGGCGGACAGAGAAGGTCGTGTCAGGCGACAAGGAAGGGACAAACTAATGAAGCTCACGCCGAAGCAGCAGCGCTTTGTGGAGGAGTACCTGGTGGACCTGAATGCCACCCAGGCAGCTATCCGCGCGGGCTATTCGGCGAAGACGGCGGCTGAAATAGGCAAGGAAAACCTTATAAAACCTTATATTCAGGCGGCTATCCAGGCTTCGCAGCAGGAGCGTTCCGTGCGCGTGCAGTGCACGCAGGACAGCGTCCTGGAAGGCATCATACGCTGCACACAAGCCAGCGAAAACGCAGAGGATTACCGTACCGCGCTGAAAGGCTACGAGCTGCAGGGGCGGCACCTGGGCATGTTCACGGACAAGGTGCAGCAGGAAACGTCCGGTCCGGGCGGCGGCCCTGTGGAGCATGAAATCCGGCTGACGCTTGTGCGGCCACCGCGGAGGGACGGCGGCGATGATTGACGCGCAGATACCCGAAGCCTTCGAGGGGCTGCTTGAGCCTCACCGCTACAAGGTGTTTTACGGCGGCCGCGGCGGCGCCAAGTCGCAGACGTTCGCCATTGTTTTGCTGCTCCTGGGCATGCAGAAGCCCATCCGCGTGCTCTGCGCCCGCGAGGTGCAAAAGAGCATCAAGGACAGCGTGAAGCGCCTGCTCGACGATGAGATCAGCCGCCTGGGGCTGGGCGGGTTCTACACCAGCCTGGAGGCGGAAATCCGCGGCGCCAACGGCACGCTCTTTGTCTTTTACGGGCTGCACAACATGTCCAGCCTCAAGTCCATGAAGGGCCTGACGCACTGCTGGGTGGAGGAGGCGGAAAGCATCTCCGACCGCTCGCTGGACATCCTGCGCCCCACCATCCGCGAACCCGGCTCCGAAATCTGGTTTTCGTTCAACCCTGAGCATGTGCATTCCCCCATCTGGCAGCAGTTCATCATTGGCAGGCCGGATGACGCGCTGGTGAAGAAGGTGACCTGGCGGGACAACCCGTGGTTCCCGGACGTGCTGGACGAAGAGCGCCGGCATTGCCTTGCCTCCGACCCTGACAAGTACGACTGGATATGGGAAGGCAACCCGCGCATGGTTGCCGAGGGCAGCTATTACGGCAGGATTTTGCAGGCGGCGGAGGAAGGCGGGCGCATCGGCAGGGTGCCCGCGGAGCCGAACCTGCTGGTGAACACGGCATGGGACCTGGGCATGGGAGACAGCACGGCAATCTGGTTTTTCCAGCATCTCCCCGTGGGGCACATGGGCGAGTGGCGCTTTATCGACTACTACGAAGCCTCCGGCGAGGGGCTGATGCACTACGCGGAAGTGCTGGCGAAAAAGGGCTACCGCTACGGCCTTCACATCGCTCCCCATGATATTGCTGTGCGGGAGCTTGGCACGGGCAGGAGCCGCATCGAGACGGCGCGGCAGATGGGGCTGAACTTCACGGTGGCGAAGCAGCTGCCGCTGATGGACGGCATAGAGGCCGCGCGGCAGGTGCTGGGCGCGGCATGGTTTGACAGGGATAAGTGCGCCAAGGGGCTGAACTGCCTGTACGGCTACCGGCGCGAGTACGATGATGCGCGGGCATGCTTCCGCGAAAGCCCGCTGCACGACTGGTCCAGCCACGGGGCGGACGCCTTCCGCTATGCCGCGGTTGGCTACCAGCGGGCGGAAAACGGCTTCAAGCCTTTGGCGCGGCCAAAGAATCTGAGGGTTTGCTGATGGCGAAGGAAAAAGACATCAAGGGCGCCCTGCGCAGGTGCGTCATGCGCGAGATGGAGCACTGCATGGGCATGGACGGCGGGCAGCTTTCCGTGAGCCGCTCGAAGCTCAAGCGCAAGTACCTGGGCTACGGCTACCAGGCGGACGATGAGCGCGCCGAGCGCGGGCTTTCCACCTACGTGGACCGCACGGTGATGGAAACGGTGGAGTGGGCCATGCCCGGCCTGCTGCGCGTGTTCAGCGGCGACGAGATCGTGCGCTTCGAGCCGCGCACGCCGGAGCAGGAGCAGGCGGCCAAGGACGCCACGCTGTACGTCAACCAGGTGGTGTTCGGGCGGAACATGTTCCACATTTTGCACGACACGCTCAAGGACGGCCTCTACCAGCGCGTGGGCTGGTGCCTTGCGCACTGCCCCAGGCGGGAGGAGGTGCGCGTGCGGCAGTTCGAGGGGCTGACGCAGGAAGAGGCCATGGCGCTGCTTGCCGACCCCTCCATCGACATGGAAACGGAAGGCGCGGTGCAGGCGGAGCGCATGGAAACGCCCTACGGGCCGCTTTTCAACCTCACGGTGCACCAGAAGGCGGAGGTGCGCGAGGTCACGGTGGAGCCCGTGCCCAGCGAGCAGGTGGTCATATCCGACGACGCGCGGGACGTGGAGCATGCCCGCTTCGTCGCTCACTGGGAGCTGAAAACCGCATCCGACCTGCGCAGGGAAGGCTATTCCGCGGACGAGATCCGCGAGCTGCCGGAATGGAACAGCGCCGACGAAATGGAGGAGCGCGCCGTGGGCCGGCACCTCAACTCCGAGGACGGCGAAAGCTACGAGGGCATGGGCGCGACGCGCGAGTACAAGGTTTACGAGGCATGGCTGGACTTCGACCTCAACGGCGACGGCATCGCGGAAAAGGTCAAGGTGACCTACTGCGGCGAGGAGGAGAAGTGCCGCATCATGAAGTGGGAGGAATGGCCGCTGTACCGCGCGCCGCTCTTCGCCGCGTGCAGCGTGCCCATGCCGCATCAGGCGGTGGGGCTGTGCCTTGCGGACCTGGTTTCCGACCTTCAGGACCTGCGCAGCGAGATCACGCGGCAGTACCTGGACTGCCTGGCGCTTTCCAACCAGGGCGAGCTGGTGGTCAACGAGGGCACGGGCAACGGCAGCGTGGAATACGACAGCCTGCTTGCCCGCGGCATCGGCGCGGTGCACCGCATCAGCGGCGACGCCAGCATCACGGCGCTGCCCGTGGCCACCAGCAGCGCGGACGCCCTGCAGGGGCTGGAAATGACGTCCTCCCTTGTGGAGCGGCGCACCGGCGTTTCCGCGCGCACGCAGGGCTTGCAGGCGGACGCCCTGCAAAACACGGCCACCGGCGCCAGCATCATGGAGGAGGCCATCAACCAGCGCCTGGAGCTGATTGCCCGCGTGTATGCGGAAATGTTCTTCAAGCCGCTGGGCAAGTACTGCCTGCACCTGGTGCACCGCTACCAGGACAAGGCGATTCAGCTGCGCATCAAGGGCCGCTTCATGCAGTTCGACCCGCGCAAGTGGGATCCGGACATGGACATCGGCGTGGCCGTGGGCCTGGGCACGGGCGACCGCAGCCGGCTGGTTTCCGCCTACCAGCAGATCTTGCAGTACCAGCAGGCGTTCCTCACGCAGCTGGGGCCGGATTCGCCGGTGAAGCTCTCGAACATCGTCTATACCTGCCACAAGCTGGCGGAGGCCGCCGGGCTGGAGGCGCCGGAGCGCTTCTTTGGCACGGAGGAGGATGCCAAGGCGGCTGAGAAAGCCATGGCGCAGGGCGGCGACGAGCCTTCCGAAGACGAAAGGAAATTCATGCTGGAGCAGCAGAAGGCGCAGGCAAAGATGCAGCTCGACCAGCAGAAGGCGCAGACAGAGGCGCAGCGCAAGGCGTTTGAAACGCAGGCCAAGACCGCGCTGGAAAAGCAGAAGGTGGAGGGGCAGCTTGCCCTGAAGCAGCAGGAAATGGCGGCGGAAACCATGCTCGACCGCACGCGCCTGATGATGGGTGAGCGCGGCGCCGGGCTGACCAACGTGAGGGGCGCGTGATTTCATGCGTCCGCGTCCGTGACGGGGGAGGCAGCTTTCATCTGCCCTTCTCCTGGCAAAACGGCGGATTCCCGGGTCCACTCCTCGCCCGGGGACGCTTGCGGCGGGGGCGTCCAATGGGGACAGGCGCCGATACCGCCGCGGGGATGCGCGGCATAAGCATCCCGCTCCGCAAACTTCAACCCCTGGAGGCTTGAATGGACGGCAATGAAGAGAGGCAGGCGGCGCTGGAAGCCGGAAGGCTGATGGCGAACCCGCTTGTGAAGGAAGCCTTTGCCGCGCTGGACGATTCGTTCGTCACGGCGTGGCGCAACGGCAAGACAACGGAAGAGCGGGAGCGCGCATGGACCATGCAGGCGCTCCTGGGCAAGCTGCAATCGCAGATTTTGCATTCCTTGCAGAACATGGCGCTGAACGCCCGCGGCAAGGATGAGGACCTCAACGCCGCGCTGAAGGCCGCCAAGGCTCCGGCGCAGCGCAAAGCGAAGGAGAAGAAGGCATGAGCGACGAAATCAAGGAAACACAGACCGGCGACGGCGCGGGCGGAGCGGAAAGCGAAGCCCTGTATGACAGCAACGCCATTGCGGACGCCTTCCTTGCCGGGGAAGAATCCGGCGACGCGGCAAGCAACGAAGGCGGCGACGCCGCGCAGGACGGCGCCCAGGGAACGGATGCCGGCGCAGCCGCCCAGGAAGGGAGCGACGCGCAGGAAGGCGCGGAGCAGCCCGCGCCCCCCATGCCGGAGGGCTGGGAGGACGCCATGTGGCAGGGGCTGGCCCCTGACGTGAAGGCCAAGATTGCCGAGCGCGTGAACGCCCATGCCGCCGAGCTTTCCGCCATGACGCAGAGCATGCAGAAGGCC